TTTGACATAGACGGCCATGACGTCTCCTTATTCAAGCAACAGAACATTATTGGGCACATATTGCGTCATTATCCAATTTGTGCCGTCAGAAACCAAGGTGGCCGTATCACCGGCTACCGCAGCCAAGATGGCCGTATTTGCCGCGCCGCCCGCAATCGGGACGACGTTACTGGAAGCAGAAACCAAAGTTTGATTTTGGTAGTTCTGAAACCGCAATACGCGGCCAGTGCTGGTGGACGCCGTGGGCAGCGTAGCCGTGCAGCTGGAGCCCGACTTGTTGTTGATGATCCAAGTGTCGCCGTTGGCGACGCTGAAGTTGGCCGTTTTGGTGACCGGGGCCCCGCCAGCACCGGCTATGACCGACGCGGGCGTGACGTTCGTCCAGTACGTCCCGTTGTATTGGATCAGGTCATTGGTCGCCAAAGTGCCGAACTGGACGTTGGAATCGGTGCCACCAAGAATCGAACCGGGATCGACGCGAATGAGGATAGACCCACTGGAGCCCGAACCGGCGTTGATTACGGCCGCCATCTGCACTTTTACGTTTGGCGCGCTGGGTTTGGTTTTGGTCAGGCCACCGGTGACCGATGGGTCGTACCAAAGAATGTCGCCATCAGAAAAAGCCGAAGTATTTAGTCCGCGCAGCGTACCAATGAACTGCACCAGACCAAAGGCGTTCAGCGCCATCGTCTCGGCGGCGATGCCCATGATGTAGCTGCCGTCCGTCACGCCGGTGGCCGGCGCGCCGGTGGGCACGCCCGAGGCGCCCACGGCGCCGGTGAACATGACCACCTGACCTTTAGTGATGGCGCTGCTGGCTTTGATGTAGTAGTAGCCCGACTCGTTGATGCGGCCCAGCACGTTGGTGGTCATCTGCACGCCCAGCGTTGTGCCGCCGTCCCATGCCACGGTGCCCACAGCGGTTGGTGTGAACTCCGGCGCGGTGTCGAACGTCACCCACGGTAGCCACGCCTGTTGGAGCTGCGCCATCGTGCCCAGCTGCGGCTCGCGGCCCATCTCTAGCCCGTTAACTTGCTTTTGCAACTCAGCGTAATCGGATATCAGTTCTGTAGGTAACGGATCCGGCGCAATGCTCGGGTTACCGGTGTCAGACGGGTTGGCCGTGCCGCCCGGGGGCCCGTATTGGACGTCCAGCAAAGATATCTGGTTCTGGCCTTGGCCGACCAGTTGGAACATGTTCAGAAAAAACCGATACCATTCACGCGACACCAGACCCGTCCGCGCGTCCGTGAGCGGAACACGCGGCGGCGTGACGTTGGTGATGTTGATCGGATTGTTAGGCATTGGTCGGGGTCGCAAACAGTTCAGCGCCCATGATGGCGAGCTTTACTGGATCAGTGCCCGACACTTCATAGACTCGGTCGCGAATTTTGACGGTCATGCCGAGACGGCGCCAAATCGTGCGGTAGCCATACTCGCCGATCTTGCCCATCTTTTTCCAATGCTCGTACGACCAAGTGTGGCCGCCATCGTCCGACCAGCGCAGCATAACCTCAGGGTCGCTGCCTTGGCCGTCATTGATGCCGACGCCGGTCTGGCAATCGAGCTGGAGCGTGTGCTGCGCAGTGCGTTTGAGGTTGTTTTGCCCGGTCGGCAGCGCGCGCCATGACCGGTACCAGCGTTGAGTCTGGTCATCGTCTTGGTAATAGTCAAGGTCGAACTTGTAGATGCGCCCGTCTTCAAAGTCGCCCACGACGACCATGTTGTTCCAAAAGACTTGGCAGTTGCTGCGGTGGCGCGTCCAGTTGCCGTTTTTCCAGCCCGCACGCTCATGCCACACGCCAGCGGCCACATCAAAAACCCAAGTCGTGTTGGCGTTCGGAAAAATCAGCACATAAAAGCTGTGGCCGTCCTGCTGGTAGGTGTAGCCGATTGCATCGGACAACGTGCCGTATTGTTGGATTTGCCATTCGACCGCGTGCGTGCTGATACGCGTGCCGGTGTAGCCGTTGGAGCGGTAGACCATACCTTGGCCCCGCGCGTCTTGACCTAGCCAAAAAATGCCGTTGTCCATCTTGGCGATGGAGTAGGGCGCCACGCAACCGATCTCGTTGAATGCGCCCTGCACGCGCTGAAGCGGAAAGTCCAGCAGACCGGCGTTGTACCAGACCTCAACCGAGTTGGTGCCAAAGAGCCAAACCTCGCGGTGGTCAATGATGAGCCCCACCAGACCGTCTGGCGAGCCTTCAGCGCTCGCAAAGTCGAGCGGGTCTACTGAGGTGCCATCCAGCAAGCTGGTGACCCAGAAACGCTGGCTATTGGGCTCGTTGAACACGAAATACCCGTCCAGATAGCCCACGGTCACCGCGCCGGGATAGTCCGGGTCGGTGATCTGTTGGAAGACATTGGTGTTGGTGTTGTAGATGTAGCCTTGCGGATTGGCCGCAATAAAGATTTGCGTGCCGTTGTCGCTGATGCTGACAGGGTTGGGCGTGTTAGCAATCGTGCCCAGCGCCGTAGCTGTGTAGTTGCTACTGACCTTGTAGAGCGTTTGACCGCTGACGACGTACAGGTAGCCGCCAAGCTGCCACAGACCCCGGATAGGGCCAAAGCCAATCTCGGCCAATTTGCGCAGCCCCGGGGCCCGCATGATAAACGCCGGTTCTTTGCCACCTTCCGGCACAACCTCTGGGAACAGATTGACCATGCGCGCGTCGGCAGCATTGACGCTGCGCGCGACGTAAGTGGAACCAAGAATCGGCGTTTTCATCAGAAGTTATTGGCATAGATGTTGTAACGCTGACGAGTCGCCACGATCGGGTACGGAATCGCCATGAGGTCGCCGGGAAAGTTGATGCGTTTGAGGTCGCGTTTGCTAGTCATCGCGATGCGCTGCACTTGAGGCGAGGGCTCAACACCGAACTCCGGCGCCAGCTCCATCGCCAAGTTGTAGCGGAAGGCGCGCAAATATCCGGGCGGGAAATAGACGTCAGTGGCAACGCTGGATACTTCGTGTAGGGTTTCTACCGAGATGATGTGCCATTCCAGCGTTTTGATGGGCACTGGATAAATCGTCATGGTCATGTTGGGAAACGAGTTGTTCACCCACAAGACTTGAGGATACGTCGACGTCACAGTTTTGAACGCGATGCCGTCGTATTGCTGTTGGTTGATCAGCTTGACGCCAAACGACAGACCCGAGGACGGGTCTTTGAAGTAGGTAGCGTCGTCAATCTCAATCGGACGCTCGCCGACGAAATCGCCGGTCGGGCCAATCGTGCGCGTCATTTCATACGCGGGCCAAGTGTATACCTGATCCATCGTGCCATACACCGACAGACGTTCAGTATTCCACGACTGAATCATCTGGTTCATCGCCATGATCGAGTCTTGCATCGTGTCGGCTGAAGGTTCTTCTCCTTCGGCCAACATGCCAATCAAGCGCAAGGATCCTTTGATGAGTTCGCCGGCGGTGGCAGAGGTAGTCATTCCATGTCCTCCTTATGCCGACGCCCACGACGACGCGGCAATTGATTCATAGGTTCGGCCAATTCAGGTTCAAAGTCAACCGATTTTACGGGCTCGTTTTCCGGCTCGCTAACGTCGTTGGGATCGAACTCTTCCCAGCCATTTTGAATGTCATTCTCGGCTTCCATCTCGGAGATGGCAACTTTTGCACCGTGAACGGGGTGTTGAAGGTAAATAACGGCCATAGGTATGGAAGCGGGGGTTGGTTAAACCCCCACTTGTTCAGCCAATACGCCAGTTAGAACCGTCGCAGAACACCGGCACCGTATTGGAGCCGCCGCCTGCTACGACTGCACCGATACCAGCGGTCAACGCGGCATTGGAGTTGTTCACCGCCATACGCATACCGGCAATTGCAGTCGATGCGGTGGGCAACGATGCAACTGCGACAGGCGTAAAGGTAGCGCTGCTCAACTGAGGGTCTGCGTACGCAACGCCAACAGGTTGATTATTTGCCATGATACTGTCCTTTCAAATACGGGGGCCGAAGCCCCCGTGGTTTTAGGCAACTTTGTACACAGTCCAAGTGCCAGTGCCGGTCTTGCGGAAACGGAACGTAGCGCTGGAAGTGATAGCCACAGCTACTGCGGCGTTGCCACCGTCAGTGATGCCGGTACCCATAGACAACGTGACAGTACCAGATGTCGTGCCGACGTTAACAATCGACAAATCAAAGGTATTGCCGACGTTTGCGCTGGTCATCACGGCATCGAGATCGGTACCGGAAGGCAGCGTGTAAGTCGCAGCAGAAGTAGACGGGTTGGCATACAGGATGTTGCCCGTCACTTGCGCAGCGGTCAGCGTTGCAGTGGAAGTTGCGGTTTGGGGGGCAGCGGTGTACCCCATAAGAAGTTCTGTCTGATTGCCATCACCAAACTGATAGCCACCAGCACCATTAGGAAGAGCCATGATGAAATCCTTTCAATAAAAGTTTGGAAAGGGGGTCAAAGCCCCCGTT